CCCGATGCGGCGGCGTTGCCACTCCAGCCCGATGCGGCGGCGTTGCCACTCTCACCCGATGCGTTTTCCTCGGTTGCGCTCTCGCACTTGTCAAACACAAACCGCACACCGGCGTTGATAACACCTTTCAGCCCGATTTTTGCGCCAATCTTGATATGTTTGCCGCAAACCTTACTGTCATCGCTGTTGCGTTCGCCGTTGTCTTCTATCTCCACCTCGCAGTACCGGCTATCACCAGGGCGATAGTACCGTAGTGTGTCCAGCGGGTTCTCACAGGCGTGGAATCCGCGATCGCACAGGCTTGCGCTCCCCTCCTCGTACTCCTTACCTACCTCGTACTGGAATCCTCTGCATTTCATGTCTTTACCAAATCCCTTGTATGCCTTCATCGCCTTTTCCTCCTGTTATTTACTTGCCTGGTCTATCCAGCTTGTCCACCAGCTTCACGAACATCCACGCCACCGTAGCCGCGCCGATGATGACCAGCGTCAATGTGTAACCGTCCATGTTTACTCCTCCCGCTCCGCAATCCACTTGTCCAGCAGATTGGTAAAAATCTGAAAAACACGCCGTTGCCCTCCGATAACGCACAGGCCAAAAGGATACACACCCTGTTCAATCCCGTTTGACAGCGTGTCTTGCGAAATGCTCAGTCCATGCGCCCGAAGATGCTCCATGCACTCTTGCAGCGTCATCGTCTTAATCATCGTTCCTCCTTATTCACCGCCCGGATAGCTTCCGCAGCAGCCTTGATCTCTCCCTCCGACACGCCGTACAGCTTTGCCATTTTCTTGTAATACTTCCGTGCCGGTGCCCAGTCTCCGTATTCCCAATGTCTTACGCAGGACTGGTCAACAAACAGTTTCTTACCGACCTGCACGCAGGAAAGATTTGCTCTATCCCGCATTTCTCTCAATGTCAAATTTCATTCCCTCCTTATATGTGAGATTTCATTGACTGCGGCGGGGGCATATGCTACAATGTTTCTGCAGGGATTGCCGGTTTACCTCCGCTCGTTTGTTGGCTTGACGAAAGGAGGTGAACCAATGGCCAAAAACTCTGTGCGGACAAGCAAGACCGTTGCGTCCAAGGCGTCAAAAGCTTTGAGCAGCGGAAAGACCAGCAAGACCACCAAAACGATTGCAGCGTCTGCCTTGTCCAACCGCCGGTCTAAGTGACCGGACAGCCGCCTCGTGTTACCGCACGGGGCGGTTTTTCTATCCCCGCCGCAGTCAACGCCCACCGAAACCTCATGAATATGAGTTTTCACACTTGACACTCCACAAAAACTGCGGTACAATACCTTCGCCAAAAGAAATTGTTAAAAGCCGCTTTCGTGGGGGCTGGTGTTTTTGTACCCTTTTCCGGTGGGCCTGATATAAAGATACCTCACAAATGCGAAGTTTGCAATAGGCAAATTCAATAAATATTGAATTTTGGCAAATCCAACAAATTTAGGTAAGCAAATATGTCAATTATGCAAGAACGGGTTCTTTCTCTTATCCCCCACAAGCCGGATGGGAAGTTTGTGCATGGTGCAAAGGCTGATTTTGCAAGGATGCTCGGATTTAAGAGCGGGGCAATAGTTAGCGATTGGGAATCAGGGAAAAGCGACTCGTACAAAAATTACCTTTTCCAGATTTCCGCTTTAAAAGGTGTATCCGTGGAGTGGCTAAAGGGCGAAACGGACGACCCAAGCATAAAAAAAGCCCCCGGCATAAATGCCGAGGGGTTGAGCGCAGCACGGAAAGCGTTGCTTGATGCAGTTGATGGTTTGACCGATGAGCAATGCGAGAAGCTATTGGGCATTGTACTGGAAGCTAAGAGGGTGCTGTAATATGGAAAAGACTGCATATCGGCTGCTAAAAGCCTTATACAAAAAGGATATGACCCGAGGCGAAGCAGATAGTTTTGTCGGAATCAAGGACGATCACATACTAAACAGATACACTTCGTTCCTTGCGAAAGAAGGCCTGATTGATTTTTACAGCATAGGGGAGTCAATAAGCGAAAATGGAACCGTCCATGACGGCGTTCAGTATTGGCGCATTACGATACTGGGTAGCGGCTACATAGAACAGCACAGGAAAGAGCTGCTTATGTTTTGGGTGCCGTATGCGATTACAACCGCCATTGCGGTTGCTGCATTGCTTGATTAGCTACCAAACTGGCGGCAGGGTCTTTTTCGTAGTCGTCGCACGGATTGTTTTTGCCGCAGCCTACAATATAATAGTCACCACGAATAGACCGCCGATAAACAACATGGATGCAATCCGCACACGCGAGGCTTTTACACTGTGGAAGCCCGGAGGATTCAATAAATGCGGACACACGGGTCTTGCGTCTTTCTTCGGAAAGCTCGATATTCAGTCTTCTAATTTCATCCTTTAACTGCTTTCTTGTCTTGAACATCCTGCAACCTCCTTAATACATATTCAGCCTGGCGGTCTGTCAGAGTCGTGATTTCCTCTTTCAGTCGTTCCCGTACAGGTGTTTCATTAAGTATACCACATTTTTGGGGAAAAATCATCATTTGTACGTCCTCCAAGTAAAGTATTTTCACCTTTACCCTAAAAAACGACATTTGTTGCATAGTTCAGGGCAACAAAATCGTAGAAAATAGAAATTTTGTTCTACCCTCCCCATCCCCGCACCGGACGGGGAGGGTATTGCCCACGAATCACCTAACGGTTTATCGTTTGCACCTCTACCATATCAAAAACAAATCGGGTGGTGCAATCCCGGAAAAAGGCAATATCCCCAAATTTGGGGTTTGCAAAATAATGCGGGCTATGCCCGAAAAAGGGGAAGAAGGCAATAAAACATGGAGAAATCGTTGCAGGACACTTGCCGGGACGCAAAACTGGAACAGCACATCACGGCGCAGGAGATAGCAGACCAATCCGGTGTGCCTTTGTCCAGCGTCAACAACTTTTTCGCATCCACATCTAAAGCACCGGGCGTATATGCGGCTGGCCCCATCTGCAAGGTGCTGGGGGTGTCTATGGACCGTTACTTTGGCATTGTAGAGGTCGTTTTGGCGCAAGACCAAATCAAGCAGCTCCAGCAAGTCCATGACGAGGATGTGCGCATTGCACGAATAGAGGGCGCATACGATGAGCTGTCCAAATCAGCAGAGGAGCAGAAGAAAAAAGCAAGGCGGCAGCGCACGATGCTGTATATCACATCGCTACTGTCCGCTATCCTGCTGGGTATAGTTACATGGTATGTGGCTCTTGATTACCGTGTGCAGGACGAAGGCCTGATCCGATCCAGGACAACCGGTACGATTGCATGGATTGTCATTGCGCTTTTGGCGGTGGGTATCGGCGTACTTACATCCCTGCTATTGTCCACTCTTGCGGCGGGCAAAAAATCCAAGCAAGGCGAGGAAGCAGAAAAATGAGCAACTGCATTAAATGCGGAACAACTCTTGTCCCGGGCGCTGTATATTGCCATCTCTGTGGCAAAAAACAGGTAACAGAGCGGCGCAAGGCATTGAAGCGGGCAAACGGCACCGGAACTGTATACAAACTGGCGGGGCGTAGAAAATCGCCTTGGGTGGCCGCAAAAAACAAAGTGATTATCGGGCACTATGGGCGCAAAACGGACGCTCTGGACGCTTTGGAGCGGTTGAACGGCAAGAGCTTAACGGAGCGGTATAATATGACCTTTGCCGAAGTCTTTGATGCGTGGAAAGAGGAGCATTACAAGGAGATCGGCAAGCAGGGGATAGAATCATATAACAACGCCTACCGCATATTTACGCCGTTGCACGGGAAAAAGTTTCGTGATCTCCGCACCGCAGACTTTCAGGCCGTACTTGACCCACACATGACCAAGAGCCATTCCACCGTGAACAAGTACAAGCAGCTCATAACGCAGATGTCGAACTGGGCAATCCGGGAGGAAATATGCACGACAAACTTTGCAAAATTTGTGCGCTTGCCGGAGAATGTAAAAAAAGAAAAGGACATCTTCACGGAGGAAGATATCCGAAAATTGGAATCCGACAACAGCGATGCGGCGAAAATTGTCTTGATGCTGATGGCAACGGGTATGCGTATCGGGGAACTGTTTTCCCTGCCGCTGGCTGACTGTCACGGAGACTATGTTGTAGGCGGGGAGAAAACAGAAGCAGGCCGAAATCGAATTATCCCCATTCGCCCGGAAGGGAAACAATACTTTGCCTACTTTGCGAAGCAAGCAACGAGGGAGCTACTGTTATCCGGCTACGATGGGCAAAAAGTCCCAGCGAACTTCCGCAGGCGAGATTTTTACCCACTCCTTGACCGACTGGGCATAGAGCGCAAGACCCCACACGCCACACGCCACACATACGCATCCCGGGCGGTAAAAGAGGGATTGCCCCCGGAAATGCTGCAAAAAATACTCGGACACGCCGATTATTCCACCACCGCAAACATATATACGCACATCGACGCGCAGACACTTGTGGATGCTGTTACTAACACGTTACTAACAAATAAAAAATAAACAAAAAAGAAAAGCCTTGAAACCGTTGAGTTTCAAGGCTTTTTTTGGTGCCCCGTCGGGGATTCGAACCCCGGACACCCTGCTTAAAAGGCGTAAGCCAGTTCGAAAAGAGCAGTATATTGTTGCAATAAAGCGGTATAGCACGGTATTTATTGGTGTTTTTCTTGCGAAAATGTTACACTATACCGCGCCGTATCGTTTGGGTTACTATCAAATTACTATCACTTTTCGGGCGATATTTACCCATTGCGATACATGCTTTGGCAGCTCTTTACATCCTTTGCTTTGTCGATTTGCTTCTCGTGCAGATAATCATAGATAGCCTGCATGGAGGCGGGCGGTTCACCCTTTGCCTTGCGATACTGCTCAATCTGACGGACAACTTCTCCATGTAGCAAATCCATGTGCCGCATTTCTTCCGTGGACAAATCGTAAAACAGTTTCGCAAGCGTGGGGTCGGATTCCTTGTATTTTAAGGCGCACTTTGCATATACTTCTGCATCGTGGATCTCGCTATCGATAAAATTTTCCAATTTCTCAATAACTTTCATCCCGCACCTCCATCAGATGCGCTGTACCCGGAGGGCAACATTACTAACTGTGGATGCCGCGCCAGTCAGTACCAGCGACAGCGCAGAGCCGGATGCGCAACACGCCTGACGCACAAGAGCGGGAAATGCCAGCGTAACAGGCGCGCCAGCCGCAGCATTTGCGGAAGCTGTCGCACCGGGAACAACCACGCCGTCCTTGATGAGCGTTGCAGTGACCGTCCCTGCCGCCGTGGGGGATACAGTGATGGACACATCGACATCATAATATCCTTTGCCAACGATATTGACAGCGTTTCCGTTCAAAGAAATATCACATCCATAGCGGCGGATAAGACTACCCAGCGGGATAACACCATTTACGGCAACCTCCGTGGGGGTCTGCATAGCAGTGTAAATCGCAGATTTGCAAGACATTGTAAAATCTCCTTTCTAAATTAAAAGGGCGGGACACCAGCCCCGCCCATAACCCGGCCAAAAGGGGCCTATCGTTCTGTGTCAGATGTTTGCGCCGCAGCAGCTGTTGCAGCCGCAGAAGGGGGAATTACCGGCGTTGTAGGTGTAGCCGTTGGGATAGCGCACCACACCATACATCCGGTTATCCATCTCAAGGCTGGCAATGCGGGCGGACTGCTCCGCAATTCGCTGCTCAAGCTGGGACTTCTCCAAAGCGGCAAACTTGGCATCGATGTTGGCGTTTACGCCGTCAATGGCCCGCTGGGTGTCGCAGCAGCACTGCGCCATCTGGCTTTGGATGCTGTTGCCGGTCTGCATGATGGTCATGTTGGTGCCGTTCTGCGCCAAAGCCATCTCCTTGCCCAACTGCCCGATGCCGCCCTGCATCTCGTAACCAAGATTGCAGATGCCGTTACCGATGTTGGTCAGGCGGTCGTTGAGCTGCCCGAACTGCTGGCCGAACAGAATCTCCTGCTGGCTGGCAGCGGTAGCGAACTGCCCGAACTCACCCTGCCGATTCCATCCGTTGCCGCCAAACCCAAACATGAACAGGAACAGAACAACGATAAGGAACCAGCCGGAGCCCCAGCCGTTTTCTTCGTTTGTACCGCGCGTCACAGCGGCGATATCGCTAAGAGACATACCGTTCTCCATGTGGAAAACTCCTTTCATAAATTTTTATAAATAAACCGTGTCGACCCGGCCTATTTCAGGAATTGCATAAAGTCCTTTGCTTGTTTCTGCAAATCAGCAAACTGCTCTTTGCTCATTTGCCCAGAAGTTAGTAACCGCTCGATTTCCTGCTGTGCTTTTTGCGGGGTCATGTCGGCAGCAAATCTTCGGAACTCCGCCACCATCGCAAGGGGGTTATTCGGCTTTCGACTTCCGTTTCCCATCAGCATTTGCATCATTGGATTTGCCATTGATTGTGTCCTCCAATCTCTTTACGCGTTCTTCCAGACTGCTTACATCCACAGGCGGGGTAGCCTGATACGGAGAAACCGTGTAAGGCGTTACCGTTGCATACCCCGCGCCGTCCGTCTGTTTCATCCACACGATAGGGTCATTCTCGTCCATCAGCAGAATGGAGCTGTTTGGGGCCATTCTGAAAGCCTCTGCGCCGTTTCTGCCGTTTACCCTTGTAATTTGGCACACAAACGCTTGCGAGGATCCTGCGGCGTTCTGAGGGGCATAATTGCCGTACTGGCCGTTATATCCCATTGGCTGATATGGATTCTGATAGTAAGGATTAAATGCCATCAACATACCGTCCTTTCTTCACGGAACAGTTCGGCAAAATATACGTATATCCGCAATTCTTCTGGGTCTGGGAACAAGGTCAAAATATCCCTTGCCATTTGCTCCGTGTAACCGCAAGCTATAAGCCGTTCGTACATTTTGCCACCTTCTTTCTGCTTTTATGGTACAAAAAAACAGGCACCCGAAAGTGCCTGAAAAGTGTCAAAAAAAGCAAAAATCCCCCCGCCGTTTAAGGCAGGGGGATAAATAGTTCCTGTGCAATTTTATGATACGCTCTGCATCTGTGCCGCTTTACGGTTTCAACGGACATATTCCGCTCCATAGATACCTGTACGCAACTTTTGCGGCGCACATCGCATTCTATGACCACCATCGCTTCATTGTCAGGAAGCAAAAAAGAATCAACAAAAGCAACTGCTCGTTTCGGCGGCAGATTTGACAGAAAATCCCTTACGGCCTTGTGGTTTCTGTTCATACACAAAACAAATAGCCGTGGAGGTGCGGATGCTTATGCACGGGCGTGAGGCCGGCGTAGCGATGTCCTCTGCGCCCTCCAGGTGTTTACCATTACCGGATATACCCATCAAACCCGGCATCCTTCAGCCGCTCAGATGGGCAGTTCGTTCACTCTCTTCTGGACAGCAGCGTAGTCGTATCCAGCGGATTCGAGCTTGCAGCGACGCTCAGCACCGTTGCCCCATTTGCCGGCAATAACTTCCAGGGCAATCTCGTTAACTGACTTTTTCACAACGCTACCAGTGGTGATGGTGCTGAGATCAACCCAGCCATACACGCCGCTAATGTACGTGCCTTTGTCATTAACAGCGCGGAGATGGATCGGATGCTTGCCGCTGCTTTTTGCCGTCACTTTTGCCTTGGATGCCTTGACTTCAGTGCCGGATGTGGCATTTGCGCTCGTATAGTGCTTGCCTCCCATGAAGTCCACAATCTCGCCGACATGCACGTTCAGCGTGGTGGGCTTGCCCGGCTGCTCAGGCTCTTCCTTGCTGTTCAGCAGCTCATTCACACGATCCTGCACGGCATCATAGTCGTACCCTGCGGCCTCCAAACGCTGGCGGCGGTCGGAGCCATTGCCCCACTCACCGCGGATCACCTCCCGGGCAACCTCGTCCACGGACTTAGCAGGCTGGGCAGATAGACGGCTATTGACCTCTGCGGCAATGCGGCCCATGCGCTTGTGCAGGTAGGGCCCGGGACAAGCCGTAGCCGTAAACATACGGTGCTCGGTCAGGTTGCCGTCCGCACCCCCGGTGTAGTTAAGGGCCTTGATGCCGTTGCGCTGGCAGATGTCCACGCACAGGTCAATCAGCTTGCTATAAGACGCATCGGACACGGGCCAGTCGCCGCCGGTGGCGCAGTTGGCAACCTCGATATTCACGGCGCGGTTGTCGTTGCTGGGGGACGCAGAAGCCCATGCACGATCTCCCTCGTCAACATAGAGGCCCACCCGGCCATCGGAGCCGATACCATAGTTGGAGCTGGCCTCGTAGCTGGGTTTGGCAAAGAGATTGCCGCAGGTCTCCACAGACAGATCACCGGCCATGTGGTGGATGGTGATCTTGTCAATAGCGTGGTTCCGTGGATGGTCGCAGTTAGGGGAGAGTTTGGTGTAAGATACCAGGCTGGAATTACTCATTGCCGCTGCCCCCTTTGTTGTAAGTGGCCGTGGAGATGCACAGCACAGCGCCCAGGAAGGTGTCCACGGCGGTGATGGTGGTGACGATCTCCTCCGAGTAGGGCCAGGCCCACACGGCGGACAGGGCCGCGTACAGCGTGGCAATGGCCGGCAGGACGATGATGACCACCCACTTGAGAATGTCATACAGCTTGTCAGGGATTTTCATGGTTTGCTCCTTTCTGTGCCCGAATCGGGCACAATCCACATTTATTTGTTGGTGATATGTTCCAAATCTTCAATACGATGATTTGCGACCTTGATCTGCTCCTTAATAACAGATTGTTCTGTTTCTAAGTTATAGGTTCGCTCAATAACAGAATTGTGTTTGTTTACTTTCGATTCAAGCTGCTCCAAGCGATATGCAATGAGGGCGGTGTTTTTTTTGTTTGCCCAATACGACCCCGCCAAAGTCCCCATGAGGGAGATAACTGCAACAATAATAGTTTCGCTCATGTAATTACTCCTTGTTCGCCCAATATTTTTTCATGGACTCGCTTCTCTTTTTGTTGGATTTGGCAGAGACGAGTTTCGGACTATTGCAAGATTCCACTTTTTCACTGAGTCGGGCGCCATCCCACGCATAAAGCCATATATACCCTCCCGCTGTGAGCTGGTTAAAAGTGCAGCATTTTACAATTCCTGTATAATTTACACCGGTCTTTCGTTGCGCCTCAGTTGTTGCCTTATATTCGGCCACAAACTTTCCGTCTTTTGTAAATTGTTTTACGGGTCTCGCTTTTGCGCTGTTGCCGCCAATGTTTATACTTACATTTTTACCCATCATTGAAACTGATTTTTTTCGGCGTGTTTCTTCACTTACCTTTACGCCGGTTCCGCCGTGCTCGCCACCGGAAGATTGGTTATACCCATAATCCGGTGCATTGCTTTTGTGCAAACTTATAAGAGCAATTTCTTGTCTGCAAGCTTCGTCTTTTGTTAGGAAGCAATCTATAATTTCGTGCCTTACATTGTCCCATCCATATTTTTTTAGTGCTCTTGTAAAAATTTTGTTGTCAGAATATCCCTTCCCGTTTTTCCATCTGACGCACGGATACTGAGATGTAATCCCAAAATAAGCTTTCCCGTTTGGGAATATGTGTTTGTACACCCAAAACCTGTGCTCCCGAACTTCCCGGGTCAGCTCCTCCAGCTTAGTGTCGGTGACGGCTTGATGCGTATCCAGCTTGGCCTGCACGTCTCGAGCGGTTTTGCTGCTGGTGATAAGTACCACCAACAGCGACAGGCCGCCGGTAATCAGCGCCACGATGATTGCTTCGGTCATTTGTTATCCTTTCCTGCCGCCAGCAGAGCGGCAATCACAAATCCTATACACGATGATGCAGGGACAATTAATATCAGCCACAAAGGATCCATACGGTGCGCCTCCTCACTCAGCTTGCAATCCATATTCCGGCGATGTAGATGTAGTACCCGACGGCTATAGCCTCTTTGGGGCGTATCTGTATGATGCCGGAGGTGGTCAGCCTCGCATCTAATGACTTTTGGCAGTACACGCTCAGAGGGTAAGTGGCCGTTGGATTGTGGTCGGTAATACTGGCAATGTCGTATGTCGTATCCGCCGTTAGCGCAACATTGGTCTCTCCAGACACCCTCAGGATTCCGAGGCCCATCATAGCGGAGTATTTTGCCATACCGCTAAAGCCCTTCAAGTTTGATCCGGACGCGCCAATCGTCAGATTGGCAGGCCCAAGGCCCAGCAGCGTCAGGGTACCCGCCACATCGTCGTAACGAATCACGCTGCGGCTGTTTTGGGCGTCGTAAACGCCCCAAGCTGCTGTGGATTCCCCGTTGCCGCCGTATACGCCCACATTGTGCGGATTTGCGGCTCCGTCCGTGGTTTGAAAATAGATGTCTTTTTCCGTGTCTGATTTTTTGTATCCGCCCATGTAGACAAACCGATCCGCATAGATTGACTTGTCAAAGTAGGCATCCAGCCCCACCTGGAATGCCTTGGTTTTATCGTCATCGCACAGTCGGCCAATCCCAACGGATGATTTTGATTTTGCTAAGTGCTGCAGCACAAAGGACGCTGAAATGTCCCGCATGCTGGAATTGCTGGTGCTAAAAGCATCCGTTGCCACCACACGCACTGTGTAGCGCTTATTTGTATCGGCTGGGAAAATAGTGGTGATGTTTTTGGGGGCATACTTATCGGCCTCCGGTATCGTCGGCGTTACCTCCGTCCATAATCCCGTGTCACCATATTCTCGATACTGCACCGTGTAAGCCGCCGTGTTTTTGTTAGATAGCGGGGTAATGGCGGCGGTAAAGGTGACTTTACCGTACTCTCCCGTGCGGCTCGCTGTGCCATTTTGCGTGCAGCGGGTGGCCGAAATGGCCGAGATGGTGGGGACGCTGTAGGGCTTTACGGTATACTCAATTGATTTTGTAGCCGTCCGCCCACGGCTATCAGTTACAGCGCATGTGATATACACCGTGCCGTAGTAAGGCAAAAGCCCCGTTGTGCCGGTCGCCGCAGATGCGGTATACAGTGTGCCGGAGCCAGCCGACCAGCCCACCTTAATGCTATAGGATTTAATGGTGCTGCCCTGCGCACCCGTGCCAGTGATTGCAACTCTGATTTTACTGCGCAGCTGTAGGAAATACCCGGTATATTTCGTTTTGTTGCCCGTTGGGTCAGTTACGGACACTGACAGCGTTGGCACCACGCTTGACGGGATTGCCAGCGTCACCGTACACTCCGACCGGCCCACATAAGCGGTGCCGTTGTAGGTGTCGGCAATAAGTGTCACGGCCAGTTTTGTGCTGTTGGGCGCGTTAATGGCGAGGCTAACAGGAGGCGTCCAGGAGTAAGTTTCCGCTGTGCCATCATATCCCGTGAGCCGCACAGCGCTTTTGCTGCCAATCTTGTAATAGAGTTTGTCAGTAAAGTTTGCGCTCTTGCGGTCAATTGTGATTTTAAGGGCCGTACCGAGTGTGCCCGTGCTGGGCGCTGATACAGCAGATGCGCGTGGGATGGTGTCCAGCGTCAGCGTCTTGGTCTGCGTGATTACGCCCGCGCTGATCTCCGTGTCCATCCACGTCTCCACCTTGATGCTGCCGGTACCGTCCGCTTTGTGGTTAACGGTGAGGGTGGTGTCTAAGATGGTCTTGGTGGTATTTTGCGGCAGCGTAAACGCCACTGTGTGCTCTGTCCTTGTGCCGCCATTAATGGTGATGTAGTAATACGCCTTGTCACCGGGGGCGTTGTTATAGCTGGAGCCGGTCTGCTGTGATGTCCACTTTATGCGAACTTTTGAGGTATTATTGGTTATGCTTTGGCCTATCTGTTCCAGTGTTAGAGTCTGATTTACACTCATTGTTACATCCCTCGCTACGCTATAATTACATCGCCATTATCGTCTGCCTGTATAAGCACTTCACCGATCATAATAGTGGACACCGTAAGGCGCTTAGCTACTACACCATCCGCTGTGATTTCCAGTTCCGCCACATTGTCCCGGAGAAATTGGAGTGTGTCGTTATCCAGCCTTAGCTTTATTGGATTGTCTGTCTCTCCAATTACCAGGCCATCGTCTCCAACATGGAACGATTTGGTAATGAGCTGCAAGTCATCATCCAGCCCCGTAATACGGACGGTCAGTGCGTCTGCCGTTTGCTTTATCTCACTTTCAGCCTCAGCGCGAGTAATTTTAGAGGTCAGTTCCCCGTTGATAGCGGACAGTGCCGCAGAAAGCCCATCAACATCATCCTGCTTTATTATCAGCGCAGAGCCGAGTATTTTCCCATCGTCCGTTAATGCAATATCTGTGACGGTTTTGCCGCCGTCAGAAGAATATCCGAGACCACCAGCGGACATAATCCACATCTTAGTATCATCTTCCACCGATGGTGTGTTCCGTATAACCCATCCGGTGGGGAACCCGTCATCGTCATAGGTGATCTCGAAATATCCACCCTTGGCCCCAATGATCCTTTTCGTAGCATCCCGAAATGCTTTGCGCACGTCATTGTACTGCTGCTGTAACTTTTTTTGAGTGGGCGATTCCACGGCGTAGTCCGCGTCCTCGGTGCCGTAGCAAGTGATGTCCGCTGACATGCCGCCCTTGATGGTTATGCGCTGCTCCATAACGTAGACCGTCAGCGCCTTGCCGTCTCGCCCAGTCACGGTCACACTGTCCCCGGCCTCCACGGCGGGATTGCCGCGCCACTTGAGCTTGCAGGGCATAAGGGAATTGCCGGAAATTTGCGCCAGCACCACTGCCGCCTGCTCGGCGGTCATATAGGGATTGGTGGATGTGATGCCCAGCCCCGTGCCAACGCTGATGGGGTTTTCCTCCGTGCCGGTCAGTAGGCTGTTAATGGTAAATGCGCCGTCGGCGGTCAGCTCCAGGCCGTCCATATACTGGACGTCCCATCCGAGCGTCAAACCGTTGTCGGCGTACCAGCAAAAGACAAGGTTTCCTGTTGCGTCAAACTTTGCGTTACAACCGATAAGACCGGCCAGCCATCCCAGCTGCTGGCGCAGAGTGCCCGTGTAAGGCGCAGCGATCTGAATACTCGGCATAGTAACGGCAGGCGGTGTTACGCTCGCCTGTTTACAGACATCTGCCAGCACCTGTGCCGGAGTAGCCGGGAATGTGATAGTGGGCATATAGTCCTCTGTCATACCAGCCATGCGGTCGTAACCAGTGACAGTTACCCACAGCTTCCCACTATCCTCTACGCCATCTGAGGGGATGTAGTATTTGCCCTTTTGCACATATTGGGATTCACCGCCCACCATGATACCGACAGATGGGATAAAATACGCACCGTTCAGCGGTAGATTGTCCTGCTTGTAGAATGTAACCTTGCAGCTGGACGAAAACGCCGCGCCGATGGTCACGCCGTCTGAGGAGCCAAACTGCTCCGTTATAACGATCTCCTGTATCTCCGATGCTGGAAGGTCTGTCGTACCGTTGAAATTTACCTTGCTGGTAATTTCACGCCCCGGTGCAGAACACGCGGCGTTAAATGCGTCTGTTACAGTGTGCATGGATCACCTCTCGATGAAGTTCATGGAAAGCCCCTCCCATTGATATTCGCCATCAATAAGGCTATACATGGGTGCTGTCCTGTCGCCGACATAGGCGGTCATTTGCCGTTCAGAACCGGTCATAGCATCGGGATATTTTACCTTGAAAAAAACCTCGTCTACAGCCTGCAGTAATGTGGACATCGGCGCGGATTTCATGGGCGGCCACGATAGAGTTAGCTTACGCTTACTCCCCACCCGGTCACGAAACAAGTCTCCGTTTTGGTTTCTCCCCGTTCCATCTGCGTCAACATCCTGTATGCCCCACGAATATTCGCTGGGGTCAGGCAGCGGGACATTTGCCCCGTCTGCCTTTGTAATGGTTAAAATTGCCATTTGACCTCCTTATGTAACAAGAGGACTTGCCCCAGTCGCCCGGACAACGGCGTTGTTCTCTCTGACCACCGTCTCAAACAATTTCTTCCCAGTCACGCTGTCGAGAACAATGGTCACATGGACTTCTCCAGAACCGCCGGATTCTTCGCGGACAATTTTCCGAATAAGTCCTTCCGGTGCTTCAATGTTATTTCCGTGGGTCTGATCGCCGAGCACGGCAAGGAATTCATCGTTTGCGGGGATAACTGCGCCTTTAGCGAGGCGCGGGAGCACATTCTCGCTGATATAGTCAATGTTTACTCCAATAGATTTGCCTCCTACAAACGGCACCCACGAAGGGACATCGAAACTAATCTTGTTCATCTGCTTAATGAGCCAGTTAAGCCCTTTGATGATGATGTTGATTGCTCCATTAAGCAGATCGATTATGGTGTTCCATATGCCCTTGAAAATGTCCTTGATTCCCTCCCAAGCCTTATCAAAATCGCCCGAGAAAACGCCGGAGATAAACTTGATTAGCCCGGAGAAAATCGTCTTAATGTCGTCGATTATATTCCCGACGGTTTGCTTGATGTTGCCAAAAACGGCGGTTACAATAGCCTTGATTCCGGTAATAAGCGGTTTGAGCTTTCCGTTTGTTTTTTTGTCGATCCAATCCAACAGCCCATTTAGCCAGTCCCTTATGCCATCAATAACGGAGCCGATTATTCCTTTCAGCCCGGAAAAGATTCCCTCGATCCCTTTCGCTGTGCGCTCCGTATCTCCGGTAAAGATTCCAGCAAAGAAGTCAATAAAACCTTGCAGGGTTTCTTTTACGCCGTTGATAAGTTCTTGTCCGTGCCCGGTCGACGTAGTAATGCTAAGAAGCAGGGCTGCAATCATTGCGATTAGCAAGGGAATCCAAGAACCAATCAATATACCGATCCCGACGCCAGCTGCAAGAATTCCGGCGATTGCCAGCATTTGGTTCTGGAAATTCCATCCGCTTTTCTCCGCATCAGAAAACGCGACAGCCAGCACAGCAAGACCGGAAACAATAGCTGTAATTCCTCCAGCAACCGGCCCAAGAGCAACATATAGCCCGGTCACGGCAAGCGTCATGCCGAAAATCATACCGGTCATGTTTTCTTCTGTAACGCCGTTTACGATTGCATCGAGAATGTTTTGCACCAGTGTAAGCGCGCCAAAAATACCGACAGCCAAGCCAATGGTTTTCTGCAAATCAAGGCCGAGTTTTGGGCCAAGTTTCCACGCCGCAAATCCGGCACCAATGGCAAGAATCCACGGGAGCGCATTTTTGAGCTTCTGCGTGACTTCATCAGCCTGCTTACTTACATCATTAAGAAAACCATACTCAGGCAATTCAAAGTCAAAACCGCTGCCTCCGGACACACCTGCAGAACCAGACCCGGACGCAGTGTTGCCGTTCAGAATGTTCAGCTCATCAAAGCCCATAACGGACTTTTTCAGTTCTTTTGCTGCGCTTGTTGCATCGTCAAATCCTGCAGCGGCATCTTCTGCGCCGCTGGCGAGATTCCCAACGCCGGAATAATCAATATCCGTGAGCTTAAATCCAAAGAGCTTTGCAATAGCATCCGCCAGCTCGCGTACAACACGAAGGACGGCGATTGCAATGGGTAATATCTTTTGAAGAATAGGAATAAAAATATTGCCGATTGCTCTTGATGCCTGTGTTAACTGCGCTTGGAAAATACGGAGCTGGTTTGCGGGGGCCTCCAGCGAACGAGCCATGTCGCCCTGCGCCGTTGTTACCTGTGTCATAATTGCGTAGTAACGCAGCTCCGCCTTTTCTGCCTGCGTCATGGCAGAAACAGACTTTTCGATTCCCAGCGTCAATGCGGTTTGTTCCAGTTTGGCTTGCGACAGGTCATAGCCCAATCTACGCAACGGTTCCAATTCGCCAGAAACGCCGGATTGCAGCTTTTGCATAGCATCTTCAACGGAGATGTTGAAGAACGAGGAAATGTCATAGCCGAGCTGTGTAAGGTTCTTACTCATAAGGTAAGAACGGTCCGCTACAGATCCAAAGCCGGACAGCAAAGTGTTAAATACGCCCTGATTCCGCATCCATTTTGCAGGGTCAATGCCCATTATTTCGCCAACATTTTCCGCATACTCTTGGGCTTCTTTTGCGTATTGACCCATTGACGCAGTAAACAGGTTCAAATCTTCTTGGTAGGCATTTGATTCAGTGATGGCCTTGCTGATTTCTTGGCGTATCATACGAATTCCGGCCATAAACGCTGCCGTTTTTATGTTTTTGAGGGAAATCCCAAATCGGCTCGTTTGGGTGGATCCTTTGTTTACCGTGTTGTTGTACTTCTCGGTCGTTGTTATGAGCCGCTGAATTCGAGACGGCATGGCACTAAATCCATCGGCTACATGTTGCATTTCTGTGGCAAACGGTCTCAGCGCATTTGCAAGCCGGGTCATTTGGTTTGAAAACTCGTCAATGTCTGCGGCGCGGAGTTCGCGCACAACGTCCGGAAAAGCGCTGAGCTGGTTGATGTACGAACGCATGTGCGCGCCTTCCAGTTCGGATAGAGGGCGCAAAGCATCTGCGACATTGTAGAGTTTGTCTATATCGCCATCGGAAATCCCGGATAATGCCGTTCCGAGCGATTGCATATTAGTCCCAAGCGATTTTGGAATCTTAACGGTTCCAACATCGGATATGGCCTTTAGCCCGGCAGCGATAGATTTAAGTTTTTTCCCAACTGCACCGGATCCAGACAGCGCTTTATTGAGCGCAGCAATCTGATTTGCAGCAGTTCTTACGCCGGACGCTCCGCCGGAAGTAGCTGTCTTTAGGGCGGACAACGCTTTTTCAAGCCGTCCCAAAGACGCAACGGCACCGTCGCTGTTCTCTTTGATTTGAAATTCAAGTCCGCGAATTTCAAGATTGTCCATGCTTTTCACCTCCCGGCTCGAATTTCTTGTTATTTGCAATCATGAACATTTCCATGATTGCTTTTGCACGGCTATCATTCTTCTGCTCTTCCACTTTTTTCTCCGCAGAATTATAGCTTTCACCCACCTGATATGGGGAATCTCGATACGGAATAGGCTTTGTGCCTTTCTTTGCGAACGCATGAAGAATAGGCGATACATCCGCCAAGGCTTCATAGAAATACGCACCCTGTAGCCATGCGTTCTGGTTGTCCAAGTCCTGCTTGATTTTCGCTGCCTTGCGGTAGTACTTGACCAACTCGCAATCCATTTCCCAGAACTGCTCGTAGGTCATGCCTATTGCAAGGTAATAAGGGAAAACCTCATAGAACTTTTCCGTGTAAGCGTAGAGGGGGGTATTGCCCCCCTCTTTATCGGGCGGCGGTTCGCTTACCAGTCCACCGTCCAGCTGGCGTTTCCCTCGGCTTCGGGATCATCCATGAGCGCTACAATGGGTTCGCTATACATTTCCACCAGCTTGCCCAGCATATCTCCCTTGTTGGGCAGCTGGGCGTAAATCTTGTCGATAACATCACGCTTTACATAGCGGTGATGCGCCAAAAAAGCGCCAGCAAACAGGGCCGGCAGATAGGTCATGGGCTTGCGCTGCAATTCCTCGATCTCGAAGCCCTGCCGCTCCATCATTTCTACAGATTTTCTGGTGTATTCCAGCACATATTTCACATCGTTGTGCTCGATGTCCATTTTCTTTGCCATAATTCCTCCTTACTCGCCGTCATCCAAAGTGATGACCGTGGTGGGCGCGATGGTAATATTCATTCCGACCACTTCGTTTACGCCGCCGCCTGTGGGATACACGGAAAGCTGGCCCTTAAAGGAAAACTTTCCGTCAGAGCCGGTGGGGGTAACAGAGCCGCCGTTTTCTGTGCCGCCAAACCACACGGCATAATCCGCCTCCGTACCCTCTTTTGCTTTCAGAGTCTTGTAATCGGCCAGTGAGTAGTTTGCCGTGAAACTCAGGCCGTCCATAGACTGAATACCGGCGATGTATGTCTGCATCTTGTCAGACAGGGTGGTGGTTTCCAGCATTTCGGGGTCACCGCCAAGGTCGGGAAACTCCTTAATGTCCACCAGTTTTGTCCAAGTGGTCCCGGGAGCGCTTTTCTGCATCAGAAAAATTTTATAGGTACTGATTGCCATAATTTACCTCCTAAAAAGTGTGTTTCCGTCCGTTTCGGCACGGTATCGTGCCACTAAGCGATAGATTGACGCACTGTCCATGTTCGGGACGGGTGTCATGGAAATGCGTGTGAAATTCATTGCATACAGCATTTTGTCGATTTCTGACAGGATGCTTCGGCACTCTGATTTGCTTTCTCCGGTTTTGGTGGAGTAGACATTGACCTCATACATGACGGTTGCAAACCGTTCGGCGCCGGAACTGTCCTGATTAGATGTGGTCGTGTAATTGTCCTGTTCCACAATGCTTGCGTGGGGGAACTTGGGGGGAGATTTTATATACGCCCCGGAAACATCTATCCCCTTGAACTTATTTCGCAAGGCTTCTGCAATCGGGGTAAAAATCATCCGTTCCACATCAATCATCCGAACACCTCCTTTACGATTTCTCCAAGCCGCAACTCCAATTCTTTTACGGCGTTATACATGGGCATATTGGCCGGATTACCATGTGTAAGAACAAGAGTCCCCTTTGCTCTTTCGCCTACAATGGTTCCGTTTGTACCGGGTTCTCCGTAATAACCCCATGTGGATTGTTTCCCGCGTCCTTGGCCATATTCTCCGCGCGCCATTCCCAAGTCCCTTGCTTCCGGGTGATTATCCGGGTATGTTACGCCTGTGCCAAATTCAATAAATAAGACCGTGCCGCCAACGGCGACAACGGCCTTTATTTTTCCTCGATCTTCGACAGACACGGTTACATCGTTTGTGCCGTCATATTCGGCGCTTGCAAAGCCTGCGCTTGCCACTTCGTATCCCTCTTGTGCAAGGCGCTCCAAAAGCCTCGCGCAGCCGTTTTTTATCCATTCCCGGTACTCCCGAACGGAATCGATCATCTGCTGTACGCCGGATGGAGAGAGGGTAATAACAACCTTGTGCTTCACGACACATTCACCTTGCTTATGGCAATAGAGATAGAATTCAGAGATTTGGCCACGCGCTTTACGATGTAGTCATAAAGCGGTTTCCCATCCTTATATTCAGGATTTTTGTCCACAAACAAAACGGTATCTTCTGCAATGGGGCAATCCATATCATCCGTGACGATGACCTTGTCATAGGAAACAAATTGCCCGAATTGCTCCACTTGCGCCGCCCCGGATGCAGGGGAGATATTCGCGAGCATTTTTACTGCGTCCTTGTATTTCACGGACATTTGCCCGGTTTCGTAGCCGTCATCGGACATATTCATAGTTTTCCCGTCATACAGGAGATACCAAAATTCCGATTTGTTCCGATCCATACATCTCATTTCACCACCCCCGCATAAGGGACAATGTCACGCAAAAGGGAGGACGGAACATCGCCGTCCTCATAGGAGCGGGAAATACCATTCTCGCTGTGCGCTGTTTCGCCCTCTGCTCCGCGCTTGTTCAGCAGATATGCGGCAATCTCCACTTGGGTCATGTGATACCGTTCGGGGACTTCTTTAATCGTGTCGTCAAACGGGTATAGTTTGCGCAGCACTTTATCCCCAGCAATAGCAAGGTAGGCGGAAAGCACGCTACCTTGCCTATCTGTCATGACAGACAGAAGTTCAGTTTTTTCCGCTTCGGTCATGCTTCCCGCCCTCCTTTATCAGCCGGTCACAGCTTTGGTGTTTACAGGATTGCTTGCGTCATTGGCAATAAACACGCTGCGGCTGTAGGTGGGCGCAGTGAAATCGGTGGAAATACCGGTGAACTTGCCATGATACCATTCGGGGCCGTGGTCAAGACCTACCTGGCCGAACAGCTGATACTTTTCACCAGCACCGGTCTTGGACAGCGGCTCCAGGAAGAAGTTGCCCTTTCCGGGAACAGGCTGGTACACAGGGGCGATAACATCCAGATTCAGCAGCAGTGCGGTGCCGGCGGGCAGGCACTCGCCCAGGTACAGATAAACCACGCCAAGGGGAGTGATTACGCTGGACAGCGCGATACCGTTAATCTCACGGGCGGCGGGAACCACGGTAAGACCGTTCTGCACGGCATCCGCATTGATCTGGAACATGGTCACGGCATCGCACCACAGCGCCAGGCCATTTGTGGGAGCGTTTGCTCCGTAAATCTTCTTCACCATGTCGGCTACATCCCACAGGCCCAGGGGCTTGGATGCCATAGCGGTAACATTGGTGGTAATGGCGGTAGTCAGCCCACGGGTCTTATTGATCTTGGAATCGTCCGCGGCCTTGTTGTATGCGCCCTGGATGAAGGTGAACTCCATATCCCGGGCGATCTTCTGAATCTTTGCGCCCACCTGGAAATCCAGTTCATTGATGGGGTTTGCCTGCTGATTCTCGATATTCACGCCGGAAAGAGTGCCCATGTTGGACATCTTGGCGTAGGAAACACCTACGGTCTCCTGGAAAATCTGCGTGACATTGGTTTTCTGGGTGCGGGTCACCACGGTTGCATCAGGTGCAGTCAGGGACGCGGTCTCGCTGATAGCGGGCTGGGCGCCGCCGGCAGAGCTGTATTCCTGCCCTGTGACGAACTCGACATGGTTGGTGGTTTTTGCCCGGCTTCCGATGATGGAAGACAGAGGGGTGCGGGTGTTGCCCTTGTTGAAGAGCATACCGGAGTAATTCAGCACTCCGAAACTGGTAGCAAAAGTATCTGCCATTTTAATTCATTCTCCTTTACTGTGTGTTGTTGTCCTGATTCATTAGGCGAGTATAGTACGCCGCCTCCGCAAAATTGCCGGTGCTTTGCGCATCGGCAGCTTTTTTGGAAAAGTCTGCACCATTCGATCCGGACCCGGAAGCGGGCTTGGGTGTGCCTTGCATTGCGCTGGCTTTCACCTGCTTTGCGTATGTCTCCAAAAAAACCTGCTGGTTGGCAAACACCTTATCAGTGTTGCCGTCAGCCATTGCCTTGGCGGTATCGGCAGCAAGCTTTTCGTCATAGCCCTGCGCAATGAACTTGGCCGTGTACTGCGACACAGTCTTGTCGCGGCGAAGCTCATTCAGCTCCTTCTGCATAGCGGCAATGTCCTCCGCCTGCTGCTGTTTCTTCTGTTCGTCCTCGCTCAGCAGAGCATTGTGTTTCCTTTTCCACTCTGCGGCCTCGGAATTTGCCTTGGAAACTGCCGCTTTCTGCTTTTCAAGCTCGGATGCGTTGTCGTTATACTCAAACGCTTCCAGCGCTTTCAGCTTGTCCTCCAAAGACATGTCCGCATAACCGGCGATTCTGCTGGTGTCGATTTTTGCCATTTTGATTACCTCCTGCGTTTAACAAGGCTGTTCACTCAGCACTATTCTCTGTTTTTGCGGGTTGTCTCCCGTTTGCGTTTTTAGGTCGTCCCTGACCATTTATCACCTTACGGCGGGTAAATCGAAAAAATAAAGGGGCTACCCTTTCGGATAGCCCCTCGGCTGTCGGTCAAGCCCTTGCCAGACCCACTCAGTATTTCTTTTTCCTACGCACTTCGATTACTACGATCTTCCCGTTCTCCACTTTCACCTCCGCTTGATTGCGGCTCTTGAGAATTTCGTTGATCGCCCGTACCATCTCCAGCGTTAATTCCATTGTTTCCTCCGTTTTCCTCGACATATTCCATGCTCATCTTGTATGCCAGCTGCGGATCGCTGAATAGACCGCAATGTGTAAATGCAAGCTGCGGCGCAATTTTCCCGTTACCAAGCATGGTTACCAGCACATTAGCCTTTTCGGAAATGTTCTCATAGTTCCGCCGGGTGAATCTGATCTCGATTGCAGACAGTTTCAAAGACAAATCGCTCAAGTCATTGCAAATCCGCAAAAGCACTTTCAGAAACTCTTTTTCGGAACGCTTGAACACCAGCTCGGAATCCTTTGCTCTTGCTTCTGCCGCAGACCAGCCGTCACGCATGATGACCGCAGAGCCTGTATCGGAAGTGGAAGACCCTCCGTTTCTGTTTGGCATCCCGCAGATGGTCAAAACCGTGTTATACAGATTGTCCGCAAGGGTCTGTGTCTGCGTCTGATTCAGCTCCGTGACAAGGTTTTTGATCTCCGCTTTTTTCTGCGGGTCAATGTCCTCAAACTGAATCGCGCCGTCCTGCCGCAAAGCGGAATACTGATCTTCGGAAATTCGCACATTGTGGAACAGGAGCAAGGACTGCACGAACTGCTCCACGCCATCCATTCGGTTGGACTCCACATTGTTGATTGCGTCCAGCAGATTCAGAACGATTTCAAATGCGCCAAGTCTCGCACGGTTTGCCGGGTACTCAATAATGGGAATCCCCAAAATCTGCGGCTCGCTGCGAATAATCTTCCATGTGTCGGTCACTTCATAGAAGTGGTCTTTCGTGTAACAGCTGAAAACGATTGTCCCGTCTTCCATCTTGACATACTTGACCGCCATAAGGGGAGGATTTCCCAGCTGCACGGAATACACCACAAAGCAAAACCGGGGGTCAAGGGTATAAATCTCAAACGGGGCTTCATCTTCATCTTCCGGTGTGTCCGGCATGACCATTCGATAAGCCGTGCCGCAGATGTGGAACCAGTCCGCCAATTCCTTATCCTTTGCCGGTTTGTCCTCGGACAAAACATAATCGTTCAGTTTTGTCACCATCTCGGCGGTTTTTTCATCGGCCGTTCTGCTGACATACTGGACAGGTTCGCCCATCAAATAGCCAACCTTAAAGGACACGATTTCGTTTGCCCGGTTTTCGACAATCTTGTTGTTGATCTCCGGTCGCACATCCTTTACTCTGGCAAGGATAGGCTGGTCGCCTTTATAGTACCTGTATAAATATTCCATGTCCGCGCGGTTGGCGGCGTGGACAACCATTGCTTTTTGCAGGATATTTGCAATATTCCCCTCGTTTACCTCGGTAGCATCCGAATAAATGACCTTTCTACCAAACATTTGTCTCAATAGCGTCACCCCTTAAAACGGTCTTTTGAATATCTCAATCTTGCCGCTGATGCGGTTTCGGATTTCGTTCTCCAGCAACGACAAGGAATCAGGCGCGTCATCGTGCGCCACCTTGCCGCTTCTTACATAGGTGGTCACTTCCTGCATGAATCCCCAGTATTGGCACCCTCGCTTGTATGTGGACGGATGCTTGAAGTAAAAATTCTTCTTGATTCCATCCGATGCAAACTCAATTCGTGTCTGCTTGTTGGAAATCGTCCTTTTTGTCCGTATGCTGGTATTAAATCCGGCGTTTTTGACGATTTCTGCAACATCTCTCGCAAAATACATACCGGCGTTATTGGATTCGAACAGTGCGTCTCCCACCTTGTTATCAATCAGGCACCTCGCGCATTCCGGCTTTGTTACCTCTGCGGGGGAATCGTCGTATACCACATCCACGATGTAGACTTCATCCCCATATAAGGCCGCAATAGGCATGGCCGTACTGTCTTTTCCGCTTTCTGCGGTGTCTGCCACGGCAATGATCGCATCCGGGTCACGGTCTACCGGAAGTTCAAAGAAATAGTTCAGCTCAGACTTATTGAAAAGCAGCCCCTTTGCTTCAAAGGGCTGCTGCTGGAATTCGCTTTCAAACTGTTCCGCGCTCAGAAGCTCTCTCTGCTCGCGGAAATAAGCGGTGGTAAAAACCTTTTTACCCTCCCGCTCATACTCATAATTGCTTTCGTCTGTAACTGGATCAAGGGCAGGGATTTCAATGGCTTTCCATGCCCAGCCGCCTTTTTGCGCTTCTTCCTGTAAATGCCCTATGGGGTCATATAGGGAGTATCTCGTCCCGGTGGCCACAATAGGCGTACCCTCTATGGCACGGCCTAAAATATCGCCGGAAATTACTTCCCACTTATCATCCAGCCGTTGACGGTTTTTCGCTTCCTCTCTGCCCTCCACACAGTCATCCAAATAAAGGACATTGGTTGCCTCCGACAAGCCAACTTGCCGTGCGTCAATCGACCGGCACATGACCGTGGGGAATCGAGATTTTGAACGCAGATTGATGATTTTTGTGTCTGCGTTGGTCTGCACTAAAGGAGCATCCGGGAACACATCGTAGAATAAATACTCGTTGGGCGTTTGCAGATACTCCAGACAGCCGTTGTAGAAGCTTCGCACAAGATCATCGCCCGTGCCTTCCATAAGGGACGATTTATCCGGGTTTCTCCCGGAAATCATGTTGATAAAATTGATTCCCAGCTGGCTTTTCCCGGCTCTTTTCGGAAGCGAAATGGTCAGCAGCCTCAATTTGCCGTCAAGGACATCTTGATACCCTTGCACAATAGGTCTTAGATACCGCCTGCGTGGAGCATAAAACCGCTTCTCCGGCTTTCTGTCCATCTCCACATACAGCAGGAAGGTATCGAAATCATGCGGCGCATCAAACAGCATGGATTGCTTATGTAGCGTGTAGAAATACTCCGCGTCTTTTGGGTTTCCGTTGCGAAGCGCCTCGGAGGTCATCTTTCGGACTTCGGAATTTAACTGGTGCGCCGCAGAAAAATCTTCCGCTTCGTACCCAATGCACAACGCCAGCAAATCCTTGTAGGCTTCCCGGTCATGCGTTTTCTCTATGCGGTTTTTGATGCTCTCCGCAATCTTCCGATAATCCATTTGTCCTCCTGCAATAAAAAATGGACTGCCGAAAAATCGGTAGTCCATTCTATTTGGTTTTTGCGGAACCCTTACGGCTTCACTTCGTACTGCGTGCCATCAATCTGTACGCCAGTAACAACAAATTCTCCACTTCCTTGATCTTCATACCAGACCTTTGCCGGAACCCAGGATTTCATCTTGAGCGCGTTTGACGCATATACCTCGCACTGCACCATGTATTTTTCATCCGCACGGCCAATTCCCCAGCCGTCATAGTATTTTGCACTTACAAAGTATCGGTCAAGGACAGTCTCTGTCATGTCTTGCAACTGTCGATAAACATCGTATGGCACGGAAGATTCCGGCACATGTACATCGTCTATCGTCATCAAGAACCCGCCCTTGTCTTTGTCATATAGGTCCGTTCCATTCAGGGATACATAAATAATCTCTCGGTGGTCTACCGTGAACCAGAACACTCTGTCCTTGTCCACCACTTCACGGAATGCAACAAGTCCATCGACCGATGCCGATGCGTCTGTTGGCTCACATCCGGAAATGGAGTCCACTCCACACATACGCAGAATATCTCTACCGGCCTGTGCCTCGTCTTCTGTCATTCCGAAAGAAACAAGCCTTTCTGCAATCCCATCACTTGCAATGTCCGACAGTTCTTCCGCAGATTCACTGCCTTGTACATCGAAATCTCCCGCTGCGTCAGGGCTCTCATCTTTGTTGCTGTATGCAGCAGCAAGGGTAATGATTAGCAGAATGGCTAATACGATTATCATTTTCTTCTGCTTGGCCGGATTCGATTTTTTCATTTCTATTTCCTCCCTCTATTCATCAACGCCGTCTCGGGATCCCTGCGGAATCCTCGTAGTCCCACATCCGGCGGTAAAATGTTCTGCTGCTCACATTCAGCAGTTTCACCGCGTGGGATGTTGTAATCTCCCGCTTATACCATTGGTCATGCACCGACTTTACAAGGCTGTCTTCAATCTCTATCGGCTTGCGGCCCTTGTATTTTCCAGCCGCTTTTGCAGCCGCTATACCCTCTCTCTGCCGCTGTAAGGTCTGCTCTCGCTCCAGCTCTGCCATTGCACCAAACACCGTGAGCATGAACTTGCCCTGCGGCGTATTCGTGTCAATGGATTCCTTCTGCGATACAAAGCCCACACCTTTTTCTGTTAGCTGCTCTACCAGCGTCAACAAGTCCCTCGTGCTTCTCGCAAACCGGCTGATGCTCTCAACAATGACCACATCGCCCTCTCGGACGAAATCCATCATCGCTTCCAGCTGCGGCCTGCCTGTGCGGCTCTTTCCACTCGCTTTGTCCATGTAGACACGCTCCACACCAAGGTCTTTCATCAGTATCTCTTGGCGGATCGTGTTCTGCTCCTCTGTGGACACCCGAATATATCCGACTTTCATGTGCATCGCTCCCTTCATCTTGTAAGGGTAGTGTAGCACACGCAAGAGGATGTGTCAATAGGGTGTATGTTAAATTTTGCTTTTTACTTTTGGCGGGTTTTCTGAAAATGGCTTTTTATTTTTTGCGGAATTTTTGGGGGTTATCCCGCCCCCGGCTGCCGCCGCATATCCCCCGCCCCCGGCCACAACCGCCAGGGGCCGCCCGGGATCGCCGCCCGCCGTGTGCGCCGTTAGGGTGTACCGCAATGCGCATAATGCACAATGCGGCAATAAAATTATTATGTATATTTTATGGCTATAATATGCGGCAAAACTATTGACACATACCCTAATGGCGTAGTATAATACCAGCATATAGGACGAGGGCGCACCCGGCAGCCAACCAAAGCAACCCGGGAACGCCCCCACACCAGCCAACAGGCCAGCACGGAGAGTATACCACATCCGGCAGCCATTGGCAAGAGATAAGGCCATAGGGCCGGGAGGTAATACAATGTCTTACAATTTCAAAATCGGAGAACTGAAAGAAAACGCCCGTTATACTGTTTCCACTGTTGACAAGTGGGACGGAAGCACCAAAACCGAGGAAATGTCCGGGGCGAGCTTGAAGAGCTTTGCAAACGGTTGCGCCCACCTATACGACATCCACGCCGAAGAAATCAGCGAAGAGGAAAAGGCCCCCAACCGCACCGCCGAGGAGATCACCGCCGATATTATAGACTTCTTCAAGGCCAACGAGGACATATTCACCGATGCAATAGAAGAACTTGACGGCTATAACGGATACTTGGGAGACGACCGCTATTATTCTATGGATGAATTGGACGAGTTTTACACCGACACAGCGCCAAGCGAGATTTTGTTCCGGGCGTATTACGGGTACGATGAAGAGACATACACCACGGACAGTTCCGGCAACAAGACATACGGCGAATTCAATCCAAATCGGGAATATTTCCGGTATAACGGATACGGAAATCTTGTTTCCGCTGATTATAAAGACTATTCCGGGCAGCTCGACAATTACGCCGTTGAGAGCATGAGCGAAAACCGCCCCTATATTGACAGCATTGAGCAATCGGACGAACTCGCCGCACTGTTTGACGAATTGGAAGAGCTTTAAAGGGGGCAGGGGACATGAATATTGATGCCATCATGGCCGAACTGGCCCAGTATATCCGGATGCAGGAGGAGGCCGCCGCAATGGTGGAAAGCCTCAAGGACCAGCTAAAAGAGCGCATGACCGCCGCCGGGGTGGCTGAGGATTATACCAACAAGCCGAGCGAGTATATTTACACGCTGCGCAGGTTTGAAAAGGTGGGCTATTCTTCCGGGGTTTATGGTATTAACGGCGGGATTGTGCAGGACACGGAAACCGGCGCATTATACGCCATTATCGGGCGTTGCTCCAATCTGTTTATCTTGTTTTAAGGGGGAGAAAATGGATCTTAACATAAATAAGGACGAAGCGCAGTTAATTAAATGCGCCCTAACTTATTACTTGACGCAAGGCGCTATATACTGGTATAAAGACTCCTTTCCAAGTGCAGACTTGGACGGCATCATCAGTCAGCTAAATATTATAGAGCAGGTGGAGAAATAACCATGCTTTATTGTGGCGAGTATTCAACCGGGCGGCGACTTGATCGCGCCTTTGATGAACGGAGGGCATAACATGAACATTGACAGCATTATGAAAGAGCTCGCGGAGTATATCCGGATGCAGGAGGAAGCCGCCGCAATGGTGGAAAGCCTTAAAGACCAGCTCAAAGAGCGCATGACCGCCGCCGGGGTGGAATCCCTGGCGGGGTCAGAACACAAGGCCACATATAAGGCGGTTACCTCCTCCAGGGTAGACACAACCAGACTTAAAAAGGATCTTCCGGAGATTGCAGCCCGCTACACCAAAACAACAACCGCCCGGCGGTTTACATTTGCTTGACAGGCCGCACGAATTCGCGTACAATGAAACCAGGAGGGATAAAAAATGAAAATTACAGACGGCAAAAAAACGGTAGAAATCAAGATACAGCGCTGGAATGGTAGCGGGTACGATCCGGACTGGAGCGCAGACTATTTTGACGCCGGAACGCTCCACTACAACGAGGATACAGACACCTACTCCGTAGACGATGTTGATTACTGCATCGACATGGCCAACGCTGCGGACGAGGAAGGCGCCTGCGGCAAGTATGACCTTGAGTCAGGCGAGTTTGTCCGCGATGATGACATGACCGTTTTTGTAACTGAGCTTTAACGGAGGTGCCGCCCTTGCTCTTGCTGTATATCCTGTTGCAGCCAATTCTACTGCTGCTTGACCTTGCAAAGCTCCAAAAATAACCTTGCCCCGCATGGCTCACGCTGTGCGGGGTTCTTCTTTTGCTCTCGGTGTATTCCGGGGGCTTTTCTGCTGTATGCCCTATTTGCCATTTTAATGCATCTGTGGGGCGTTTTAATGTTTGGGGCTATCCCTAACCGCCGCCGCACCGCTTGCTCTGTGCCCGTTGTTTATGGCCTTATGGCGTGGCGTTGTCCTCTGCTCCGTGGCTTTCCGCTTGCGCTGCCAGCTTGCCGCCGTCCTCGTTCCCCTGTGGACTTGTCGGCGGCTTTGCCCTGCTCCGGCGGTGCGGGCTCGGGGGGCCTGGGGTTTCCGGTGGCTGCTTCGCCGTGCGTGGCTCTCCGCCAAAGTCGCTGGCAAAGTCTCCGGGAAAGTCTCGAAAGTCGCTGGCAAAGTCGCTGTGGAAGTCGCAAGTGTCTGCGCCAAAGTCGCTCGTTTTACCCCAAAATCATAGTCGTTTACAGGATTCCGTGTATAAAGGCGGGATTTTTCTTGCCCACTTTCCCGGAATTAACGGAAAGTCGTGCAAAAGTCGCTCGATTTCGGCTCATTTCCCATCAAAGTCGCTGGCTTCTATGTACTTCTGCTGGAGCTGTTCGGGAGTCAAGCCCTCAATCTGCGGCTGGTTCGGCGTCAAAACCATCTCCTGCTTGTCCACCATGCCGTAATAGTTCTTGGCGCGGAAGCAATATGCAAGGAAATTCAGCTTCCCGGAAACCACAAGTTTTGCGTCAAAAGTCTGCAAAAACCCCTTGGCTTTTTTTATGATGGTTGCCGTTTCGGGGCTAAATCCCTTGCGTTTTCCGTATAGCCAGTCCTTAACCGTGCTAATTGAGTAGCCTGTTGTCATGTATAGTTCCTCTACTGTTGGGGTCTGTCCTGTCTCAGCGCACCGGGCAAAATAGTTGTTTATTCTCTCCGTAAGTTCTTCGTCACTCTTTACCTTTGGCTGTCTGTATTCTACAAGGGCTTCTGTAAGGAGGCGAGATACAAGGGCTCTATCTTCATCGCTGCTAAGGTCAGGCAGGGATTGGGGGAAGTTTCTTTTCCCGCCTCTGCCGGTCTCCGGTCGGTTATCCTTTGCTTTTGCGATGGCGGTAGATTTATTTGTAGCCATTATGTATCCCTCCTGTTCGTAGATCTTGCCTGTATGGAATGTCAAAAATATCTTCTACGGTTACATTAGATTTTGCAATAATTCTCCCTTTGCCGCCCGCATAAAAATCGAGCATGTGTCCGTTCAGAAATCCAACAAAAAAGCCATTCGGCCAAATAGGTGGATTGTCGCAAAATACAGACAAATTCGATACTTTGCGCATGTGAATGCAAAAAGAATATTCCTCGCGAAATTCACATGTCGTATTAAATGTAAAATAATCACATTCCGGCACAATTAAAAGCATTTTGGTGATTGTGACATATCTTGTGCAACAGCCCGGGCTCGACAAAAAAGATTTTACCATTCCTATGTAATTCCCCTTTTACTCTGTTTCCGTGTTTGGCTCATCCGTCATGTCCTGCATCTCCGGTGTTCCGTTTGGCACCTCTACAACATTATGGCATCCTTCCTGTGGGCATTCGGCCCACAAAGTTCCGTATATGCGTGTCAGCTCTCCCCAATTGCAGATAAATTCGCATCCACATTCGTTGCATTTCAGTTTTATCTTCCTGATTTTCCCGGGTTTGATGATCTCCACAGTTTCTTTCCTCCTTGTTTGTCACCAGCCCCCACCCCTTGGCTACAGTAACAATCTTTACCCTCCCATGCGGACCTCTTGGGCCTCTCAAACATGGGCTACACACTATTTTTGATATTTTCTATTGACAGAATGCATCGGATAGTATATGATTGACTTGTCCGATGCAGGAGGCGCTTGCATCGGTGGGAAATTCGATCCTATTTCCCGTGGATTGAAATACCAAAAACAGTATGCTGGGGAAAAAGAGCGGAGCTTCCGCTCTTTTTCCTTTTTATTGTGCGGCATTGCAGTCCTGCCCTGCTTTAGCGCTTCAGGGAAAGTCCCCGTCACTCGCTGTGGTCTCCCCTTACGGGGCACCTATGCCGCATATTGGTCGTCTTCCCGCTTAGATTGTCACACGCTACCGGCAACTACGCTCCGAAAAGTCGTAGCCCCTATTCCGTCAGGTCAAACCGGTCTTGACGCATCAAGACAAGCGCAGTTTTCAGCGAGCATTGTCATTTCCATGTGAGCCATGACGACAACGGTCTCACATTGTCCGGGCGCTACCCGGCCACTGGCAGGGACGGTTGGGAATCGAACCCACCCAAGCGGTTTTGGAGACCGCCTCGCCAGCCTTGGAACATTCGCCCCTATATCCCGCGTTTGCGTACCCGCCGGAGCGGGTACGTGTTCTAAGTAACGCTCGATTCAACGCGGGCAAATCGAACGGCCCTTCGCGGAGCCACGCCCTGCTGACGGGACACAACGCTCGCCAAGTATGGGCTTGCCGCAATATTGCCCCTGTACGCTGTCAGCTTTGGGATTTGGTGCAGGCGGCTGGACTCGAACCAGCGACACGATCTCGGGGAAAGATAAGCCCCGCTCTCTAACCATCTGAGTTACGCCTGCATATAACAACAGCCCATAGGTTTCCCTACAGGCTGTTTGTGCCGGTATGACCTTTCGGTGCCCGAAGGGTGCGCCCAATACCGGCGGCGCATAGAAGGGAGGAAAAGTGATGATTGGGAAATCGCGTGAATGACCATGTCCTATCATCCACTGTACCTATTGTAGCACATCATTAAGCGGAATCTGTATCACCTTTCACGAGTAACCCTGCATATTTCGCTACATCATGCAGGAATCTTTCCTTCCGGCGGCTGAATGTTGCCTCGCTAATCCCGGGAATCACGATCCGATTACGGGCATACTTGTGCTTACCTTGGCAGTTGCGCATAATGCCATATATTAGCTGCCGCCGGATTGTATCGCTTCCGATATCTCTGCCGCAACGGTCTATAGCGTATTCCACCGCCAGCATCTTCTGCGTCTCCGGCCATCGCTCTATGGCGGCCAGCTGCTCCGCCTTGCTCTCGGCGGGTCTGCCGGCGCCTTGTCCTCTTGGCATGCCCTCTGTGGCGCTATGCGTCCCGCCCAGGATCTCCGCCCGGGCCTCGCGATACGCCCGCACCCGGCGCGGATATCCACGCACATAAGCAATGCACTCCAACCGCACATCATAAGGCAGTGTCGCCTTTTTGCTCATTTGCCCTCCTTTACTCCGCGCTGTTTACCAGCTTATATTCGCCCCGCAGGGCCTTTTCGATGTCAGCTATCTTTACATAGCCGTTGTTTTTGGCCTCCACCAGCTCCACAAGGCACTGCTGTAAGTATTCCAGGCTACGGGTGTCGTGCTCGTCCGCTGTCTCCTCCCGCACATGGAATCCGAGCTTGTCCAGCAGCACGCAGGACACGTTATCCATACATTGTTTGGTGCCATCCAGGCGGCCCAGCTCGTATGCCTTAGCCGGATTATTTGGCACCGGTCTGCCGTTTGCCCTTTTGAGCATCGCTATCACCCCTTTCCTCGTATTTGCATACGCCGGGATAATTGGCCACCGGGCAATAGTCCGCGCACGCTAAGCAATCCGCATTGACGCATATTTCGTCCTGCATCCATTTGCAGTCATCAGGCATCTCTGTCACCTTCCTTCCGTTCGCCGCTGCTGCAAAAATCATCGTGCTGCACCAAACTGTAGTCCCTGCAATATCGCTTGTACTTGTGCCACACATTTTTGCATTCTTCTCCACGCCAAAGGCGGCAGTGCATATAAAAATTTGCGTTTACCTCACAATTCCGTTCCAATGGCTCTGCGTTTATGCACTCCCGGCACCGCACCACGGGCACTGCATCAACGGTGGGGGCAATATATTTCGCTTTCCCATATCAGTTTCATCGTTTGTTTATATTCGGCATCCAACAGTTTTGGGAGCGCATCCGCATCAATCAGTCTCATTGTCAGCACCTCCATCCATCTTGGCCCCGCAGGAAGTCTTCATCACAAAATCCTCCTGTCAAAAGTAGCGCCGTCATACTCCTGAAACTCAAATTCGCTATTTGCGAACTCGCACGCGCCCTCCTCGTCTACACCGGGCATCGTCACGATAAACGATGCAATGGAGTAGTAATAACCGCCGTTCCCAGCGTCTGCGTTTGCGTATGCCTCGCAAATAGGGTTCATGTTGTGCATGATCGTCACCCTTGCGCGGCAGCCGTAGGTGTCACTATCCTCCCATTTTTTGCGTTCTATTTCCGAAACGCTGGTGATAGCGGCATCCAGCACCACATTCTTAAATACACCGGCCGCATAAGCGCAACAGTCGTAGTCCGTCATTTCAATGCGGATTTTTACGCCGTTGTCCAGTTCAATGCGGTCGTCGTTCCACTTCACAATGCGCCGGTAAAGCAAAAGCTGGCGCAAGTCGTCAAAAGTAATTTCTTTCATTCACATTTCCTCCACATAGCACCAGCTTTGCGGTGCTTTAGTAATCGCCGCTGGAATCATGCAATTTTCATCATAGATACAGGCTGTGCTTTCGTACCCGCTTTTGCTGCATGATTTGCATTTTTTCCAAGTGTGAAATTCTATCAGTTCCTTCGGCGTATCGTAGATCACTAAATCGGAGATGTGCCAGCCGTAGCCCTGGTAATGTCCAAGATAGCCGTGCAAATCATCGTCTGTCATAGCCACACGCAGGCCACACTTTTCTTCGGCAGCTTGCTTGTAAACGGATAGTCCCCCGGCCTTAAAAAGAAAATCCGTACTATCCTTGTCAATCTTGTAAATCCGGTCGCAGGTAAACTCGCCGATGACCTTGCCGTTCAAGAAATTGTCTTTCGTGTAGTTTTCACACAGCATTAGTTCTATGCTGTCGCCGTGTTTAATGCCATGCTCTGGGTGACGGTACAATTCATCACTGTTAAGCACATGACAACCACAGATGGTCTGATACCTGACACTTGCTTGCGTGCAGTAGATATAGCACTTAAACGGCGTTTCCAGCTTCGGACGGGTCTTTCGCACCTCAATGGTCTTTTCACCTCTGGCAATCTTCTCGCACCACTTCGGGCGGATGCTCAGCATGACAGACTTACTCATTTTTCATCGCCTCCAATTTTCTCCCACCGAATTTTCATCTGCGCCGGGTATAAATCCACCTCCGGGCGGCGCTTTCCCGTCCATCGCAGGCCACCAGCCTGTCCAACGCATTTCCATCCACTGGCCTTCAAACTCGTGCCGCTTTCGCTGTCCAGTATGTAGGTCACAAGCCGTTTATAGCCCATTGCCCTTGCTGCCCGCCATGCGGCGGCGTAAAGCATAGAGCAGGCGTTCCGTGTGCCATCCGTGCATAGCCGGTTTACTTCCAGTGTCCACCCATCGTCAAGGTGCCGAGAAACCGGCCGTCCAACAATGGCCACTCCTACAATTTCCTCTCCGTTAGAGCACCCTATGGAAAATTTATGTCCAACTACAGCCCCGTGGTGTCTGTGGTGTTGTTCCACATAGGCGTTTGCCTCTTTTAGCGTCATCGGGCAAATTTCAAGCATCATTATTTCTCCTCCGGCGGTTCCGGCAGCACCACCAGCCGCCCGTCCTTGTCTGCTTTCAACAGCTCCCGAATCCGTTCTGCCTTTGATGCGTCATCGCTAAAGGCAGATTCGATGATGATCTTTGCGTTTTCGCACTGTTCCGGTTCCAGCCCCGTGTCCTCGTAGGCGGCGAGGCGGTCCTTGAGGCGATTCCGGCAATACAGCGCAGTGCAATCAGCCATCGGCTTACCATGCTTACCTGTCCAATCCGCTTCACACTTCTGGCAGTCCATCATTGCCTGTCCATCGTTGTCGCACTTCGTCAGTCGTTCCATCACTTCACCTCCTGCTTTGCAAAGGGGTCGTACTCACTTGGGTCTGCCTTGTTAGCCCAATCAACCCATTTAGTAACTCTTTCTTTTAGTTCGTCGTCAAGAAGAAACGGCTCTCTTGTCAAAATAATCTGTGGGTTCATCTCGAGGTCATACACCATGATACAACCAATTTTCATTGCCATGTCACTCCACCTCCTGTAACGACTGCACAGCTATTGCTACTGCCTCTGACATCCCATCACTGGGAGGCCACCCATATTTGTCACACAAGGTAGAGTAGTCTGCATACAACTGCACTAACATAGTAGCAGCTTCTTGTTTTGTCATTTCACTCCCCCCTCATGCATCCAGAACTCACGACGACATGCAACACAATCCCTTGAACAAAGGCACCTGTACTTTTCGGATACATCACCACCCACAAAGGATGGACAAATGCGAAGAACACCGTCTTTATCCAGTACAGCATTAGGATACTGCTCCAGAAACACGCTCTGCCGCGTCTTACGCGGATGTGCAGCAGACCATTCCTCTACTTCTTTTACAACGTCCTCGGCCGGTATTCCCTCAGCCAAAGTGGGCAAATGTTTCCCAGTAACCTTATACATTCTTCTGTGCTCTTCAATAAACTTCACAGCGTCCATATTGTCGGCCCTCCTATCTCATATGTCGTTTCCCGGCCTTTGCAAACCTCGCGCTCTGCCGCACATAGCGCTCCCGGGCGGCGGTATTGGCTTGATCCACCCAGGGCTTTTCCTCCAGCCTCTTGGCCTCATACGCCAGGAACGCCTCGCAAGCCTTCCGGCAGGCCCCGCAGGGGAGCCTGTCCGGGCACTCTTTTACGCGGGGGCTTTTCATCCGACCCATCTCACGATCTTTTCCCGCACACCCCACCGCAAGGCGTCCTCGTGGCTGTCAAAATACAGATCCAGCCGATTCCCGGAAATGGCTCCGCCGGTGTCCTGTACGGTGTATGTATGGCCGTCCAGTTCGACTTCCGTACCCATCGGCAGCACATCTGGGTCTGCGGCGATCGTCACGCCCTGGGTGGCTTTTGCGCCGCTGGCTGTGTAGCCATTTGCGTACGCCCCACAGCATTTTTCACAGGGGCAGTACGCAGTGACGGTGAAAACATCTGCCCGAGTTTCCGGGGTATCCTGCGGCTCATTGCGGGGCATAACCACCACCGGCGGCACAACTACAGTCTCCGGCGTTTGCCCGCTGTCCTCTGTGGCAGACGCAATGCCCAAGGCCCCCAAGATTGCTACAAGCAGTGCCGCGATTAACACGCTTCTTTTCACCATTCCACCGTCACCTGCCCTTCATCCGGCAGCAATACCCGCAGATTCGCCAGCAAGGCTTCCCGGTCTCCGATCATCTCCAGCCGGGCATGTAGCAGCTTTACGCCGGTATTCGGCTTTTCGGATTTCGGCGCATCGGAGATGATTTGCCCCCCCTCAACCTGCGCATCTGCCGTATGTACGGCCACCGCATCCGCATTGGCCCACTCTGCAACTTTGCTCTTCCACATTTTTTCGTTCCGGCCACCGCGCCGGAATGGCGCACCTACTAATTCCGCCTCGCGGCGTATCGTTGCATCACAAGCGTTCATTTCCTCCGCCAGCCATTTGGCCGTACCACCGAAAGATTGCATATTGCGGAAAAACTCGCGCTTCAGATCATCCGGCATAGCCTTAAATTCATGCCACGGCATAGGCCGCGTGATATTATAGCTTTTCACTTCTCCGTTTTTCTCCTTCCTCTGCTTTTCGGTGAGGGTGTCGCTGGGGAGCGCACACCCGCCGCGTTTTCTGTTGATGTGAGCAAATGCCCCTCGTGCCACACGCTTTTTCTGCATGCAGTCGTAGTCAAAATCATTCATAGTCGGCTATGTACACCTCCGTGCGTGGATTCTGCTTGTCGTACAGCACCCGACTCCCGTCGTGGCTAACGATAATGCCGCTGTGGTCGTCCTTGAGCACACCGGCCCTTACCAGAACATCGTCGATGGATTCCAGCAGATTTGTCAAATCCACTCGCCGCCGGGTAGGCATATAAAACAGGCATTTGACCTCCACAGGCTCCTCAATGGGGCGTTGCACTCTGGCCTTTTTGCAGTGCCATACAGCTTCCGCCTCGTAGTCCTGGTACTGCTTGGACGGCATAATAAACGGCTTCCCCGTTTTGCTGCTATGCATGATCCGCATAGAATTTTTCTTTGTGATTGGTGCCAGCGGCACCGTGATCTCAATCATCGTCTCCCTCCCCTATTGGTACGGCCACATACTTGGGCCGTCCTTTGGTACGCTTTCCGCCGTACACGGCCCGGTAGATCGTCCGCCAGCTGACGCCGCAAATGTTGGCCAGCTCTATAATAGATTCCGAAACGGCATCCGGCAGCTCGTACTTGTCCCGGCTTACTCGCATGTATACCGTCATACGCCCCTCGCTCTCTCCAGCAGATCCTCCACGGTCATCTGTCCCGGCACCTGCATAGCCTTTGCAAGCATGCTGTATGTGGCCAGCTCGTCCAGAGCCCGCTTACGGTACATGTCCAGCAGCGCCTTCTTGTCCTCGTCGGTCTCGGCAATGCGGTATCCGCCGTCCTTCAGCGCCACAATGGGCACCCCCTGCCGCCGCTGCGCCCGGATCATTCGCCGGTTCTCTCTGTCCGGCATCCCGGTCAATTCTTCAAGGTTTTTCCGGGTGTATGTAATGCCGGGAATCATGCGTAATGTGGTCATGTCAATCCTCCAATCCGCCCCACTGCTCCGCCATTGCTATGGCGATGCCGGGGAAGGTCTTTGCGCGGTTTTTGGCCCTATCCGTGGTAAACATACCTTTATGCTGTTCCCCGTGCTTATGGCTGTAGCTGCCGCTCGGAAGCCATGTTGCTGTCGGCTCAACAATATTGGTCGGCTCCAACGGTGGTAAATTTCTCAACCATAAGCACGTTCTTTTAGTGTACGGATGTCCAAATTGATATGGCTGGATAATTTGCGAGTATTCCGGCATTACAAAAAGCTTGCTCGGTACAGGATTCTCAACCGCCACAAGCGGTATATCGGCACGATAAAACTCCATGAAAAAGTCACGTGCCTTTATTCCGAGCATTACCCTGTCCGCTTGCAGTTGATGCCCGTTCCACAAGTGCCGCGCGCCTGCATTGCTGAGATAAGTGCACGGTGGATGCGCAATCAGCAAATCCCATTTGCCCACATCATGCGTCTGTCCGTCCATCGTGGTCACTTGCCCCCCCTTGATAGCCACAAGGGCATCGCCTAAAATGTGCCACTCTGGGTGGCCGCCGGACGGTTCCTGTATGTCACAGCTATACGATTCATGGCCTTTTGCCCGAAACGCTTTGCATACCTCCTGTGATTCTTCGCAGGCAACCAAAACTTTCATTTCAGCCTCCAATTCTGCTTTTTCCCGATGTTCAGCATATAATCCCTTGCCCGCTGGTTGATTCTGCTACCGATTGCTTCGTCCCAACTCAAAATGCGGTCAATGGTCAACTCCGTGGAGATGATCGTGATTGCATCCGGGTCAATGTACCGGGCATTCAGCAGGTCAAAGGCGATGTTTTTGTCGGCATCCGTAACGCTGCCCTTTAGAAAATCGTCGATATACAGCGCACGGACGGTTTTCAGCGGGTGCATGGCTTCGGCGTATGCTTCCGCATCGTTTACCTTTGCCTTGATTGCCGGAATATCTCCCCGCCATTGCACATACCGCACAGGGATTCCGCCGTCCATCAGCTTGGCGCAAATCGCCGTACACAGGTGGGTTTTCCCAGTTCCGGGAGATCCGCCGACGAAAAACCATTTGCCCTTCCAGTCGGTCAAATACTGCTCCGCCGCTTGCTTTGCGGCCTGTTGCCAATACTCCCGCGTTTGGAATGCCTCGAATGTACAGTTATCCAGCAGACCGGCCAGCCCTGAACGCTCCATGCGAATCCTGTTTTGCCGGATGATCTCGCATTTGCAAGTGCTGCTCACCAGTTCGCCGCTTTCCGTGCGCCGGACGGTGTAGCCCAGCCCGCCGCAGATGTCACAGCCATGTTCCGACATGGTATTCTTGCTTTGTTGGCTGTTCACCGGCTTCCTCCTTTCTGCGCTTCTCCCATGTTCTGACGGCGGCCTTCCAGTCCTTCATGCGGTTTTTGCCCACCATCCATCCTTTGCTGGCGTAGAAATCGACGAACTGCTGTGCGTCAACCGCAGACCCCCGTTCGGAGATATAAGCCTGAACTTCGGCCAAAGAAGGCGGAGAGAAGCGCGTTTCGCGCGCATTATTCTCGCTTCTCGATTCTCGTATATCGATTACCGATTCTCGATTCTCGAATACGGGAACATCTGCATTCATTTGTTTGCAAATGATTTCATCTGCTTGCGTAGGCTCTACAGGCTCAGGATATTTGCTTTCCTTTGCTCTCTGGTTCTGATACTTACCCCATGTTGGTAGGTAGAGGAAGCGCTTGCCCTGTGAAGTATAAAGGGTAACCAATCCAGCACTCGCCAATCCACGAAGGGCGTTTTCTACAGTTTTCAGAGTAAGATTTTCTTTCAAAGGAAATAGCCTGTTTTTGATAATTGCGGCCCGTCCGTCATAGCGCCCGAAATCATCGCAAGAAACAATCAGCCGATAGAACAAGACCTCCTCGAACCACGAAAGCCCATCTATGCTGTCGCTGGTGCAGATGCTCTCGCGTATTATTCTGTTCGGCATCGGCGCACCGCCTTAAAACGGCAAATCGACGTCTTCCTCGGAAATCTCCGTGAAGGTCTGCGTAGGCTTCTGCGTAGCGTCCTTGCTGCCGCAGAAATGCACCTTGTCGGCGGTCAGCTCCACCACTGTGCGCTTGTTGCCGGCCTTGTCCTCATAGTCCCGGCTGGAAAGCCTGCCCTCCACGATGATCTCCTTGCCTTTGGTAAAGTGGGCGCAGATCAGCTCTGCCGTTCCCTGCCATGCCACACAGGGGAGGAACAGCTTCGTTTCTCTGTCCTTTACCTTCTCGCTCCACGCCAAGCGAAAGCTGCACACCGTTGTCCCGTTCTGTGTGGCTCTGCGTTCGGGGTCAGAGCAAAGCCGCCCCTGCAAAATCATTCTGTTTACCATCTTTTTCCTCCTTACAAATAGATTTTTCCGAATTCTCGCCGGAAGTCATCTTCCGTCCACCCCTGCTCCCGCATGGCCTTTAACTGACCATATCGGCGCAGCAGGCGCATTTGATTTCCGTTGCGGTGTACAGCGTTCCCACCGTTCCTGTGGCACTTATCGCCGCAGAGATACACCACAAGGCCGTATTTCTCGCTTTTGTTTCGGTATGCGCCGCCGAAGATGTGGTGCCGCTCCAGCGGGTCACTTGCGCCATTTCTGCCGCACAGGAAACACCGTCTCTCGTCAGTCACCTTTATCACCCCCCAGCGGATGGGCTTCGCCCCAGCGGGATTTCAGCGCATCCAGCTCCTGCGGTGTCATAGTCTCGATTTTAGCCTCCCTACAATCGGAAACAATCTGGTCAATCAGTCGTGACATCTGCTCTGTGTCGTAAGTGCTGGAGCCGTACCAGACAGTCACATTCACGCAGCCGGGAATTTTGCTCGGCCCTTGCTCGGCCATCCAGCCCGTTCCCTTGGATTCCCATTTTCGGCAGAACTCGTCCGCCGCCTTTGACACAATGCACAGAACATCGCTTACGCCACCGATGATCTTGATTTCCTCCCGGTACACATCATTCCTCGGAATCCCATAGTGCGCCGCCAGCTTGTCCAGCAAAACCCACGCATACGCATTTGCGTCAAGGCTCCTGCCCTTGCGCTTGATCTGCGCCACATACTGCTTGTCCGGCTGCAGCTCGTCGCACACGGACATTGCCGCCCGGGGGGACTGTACCCGGAGGCACAGCCACGCCCCATCGCTGTCCTGCTGCCACCGGGCGGCATCAACGGTTACTTGCTGCATATTACCTCCTCTGACTGCGGCCACTTCCCGCGCTTTAAGCATTTTGCCAAATATCGCAGGCGTGGGAGATACTGCGATTCTACCCACTCGCTGTCATACTCGACCTTGTGAGCGGAAAGCCTGTTCATGTCGATCGGAAGGAAAAAATTCTCATATTCCGCCGGTGTCATCCTATATGCGATGATTTGGCAGGCTTTCCGCTTTCTAAAGATTCCGCATCCGCTGGCGTACATCTCCACTTGACACTGCATCCAATATCCCTTGGTGACCTTAAAAACGGGCTTGCTGTGCGTTTTGACCTCGTGTATCATGTCGCGGGTTTCCCCGTCGTAATTCACGCGCAGCCGCAAACGGCGCACTTTTATCTGCCTATCTCTCGTTTGGACATTCGCGGCATCCAGTATCTTGTGTTCGTATGCCGTTCCGGCCTGCATCGCCGCATTGGAAAAATGGTCTTGCCGAATACCAAGCTTTACAGCCCACCATCTGCGGAATGTTTCTGTGCCCCACGATCCCATAATCACAGCCGTGTCCGACGCTCCAAACCATCCGCTCCTATCGTGGTTCCGTATCATAGTTTGCTGACCGCCTTTTCAAGCTTGTCAATCGTCGCGAAATATCCCATAAGGTTATTTAACTGCTTGTCGCTAATGCCAACACTGGCCAGCAAATCTCGGTGGTCAAGGCCGTTCTTTTCCTTGATGGTGATAAGCCTTTCCAGCCGCTCTTTTATTGCCCAAATGCTATGGCGGCTCAAATCGTCCTCGCCATCGTCGGTATCTCCCTCTGCCCACAAGTCAAATCCAAGCCCTGTGCGGACGGCCACGCCCTTCACAAATGCTCTCGCCAGGGCATTGTTTATGCGGAGCTGGTTCAGCGTATCGGTGTATACAACAAGCGATCCGTTCAGCAGCGGGGTGTCATAGGTGTATTCCATGCCGTCAATGTGGATCAGCACCCGCACAAACCAGCACTCGGTTTCCCGCCCCTTGCTCGTGACCACTTTTGCCTGCGGCCAAAGATAGGTCTTTGTTTCCGGGCATTCAACGGGCGCATACCAAACGGATTCAGCGCCGTTTTCGTGCAGCAGTTTCACGCACTTTGCCCAGCTCAGATAGGGGACTTTAATTAGTTTCCCACTTTCGTCCTTTGCATCCCGCACATCGCAGTAAGGACGCACATCCAGTTTTACAAGTTCATCAAATGATTTAAGCATTCCTTTTCCTCCGTTATCGATCATTCCCCCGCCTCCTCGTAATACTCCTCTTTGTCGCTGACGCACTCTCCACAAAGCCAAATGTCCTTGTAGTGCAGAGCGGGGAAATCTGTAATGCGGCAGCCGCAGCAATCGCACACAGGCATCCTCGCAAGCCGCCTATCCTGCTCCTCTGCGTAGCACTCCGCATCCCATACCGGGTCAGTTGTCCACATCGGATGCATCCTCCTTTTCCGGCTCCAGCTTCCACACATCCCGGGTGACCTTGGAAACCTGGGGGATATCCCCCCAATACAGGGCGCGCAAGAAATCGTCCTCACCGGTTCCGCACAAAACAAAGCGTGGCTCTGTGATGACCTTGTACCCGGAATATACGGTTGCCTTATTGCTGCCGCTAACCAGATCGCCCACCTCGGCCACATTGCGCTCCGACCGCATAGTTACCCGGCCGCCGCACCTTTCCGCCACGATGGCGTAGTAATGTTTTTGCATCTTCATTCCTCCACCTCAGAAATCTCGCCGTTTTGCAGCGTGTACCATGTGTTTTCCTTGACGGCTTCTCCGTCCACCCTTACGATTTTGGCATCTATGATGTTTCCGTCATCGTCACGCTCCGATACCACAAGCCAGTTGCCCACAGAGCCTCTTGCAAGGCTATCTTGGCCCCACGCAACGGCGATGCACTGAGCACCATCCGCAGATGCTCTTCCAGATGGGCCGGATGCAACAGCCGTGCCCCTCAAACCCGATGCGGCGGCGTTGCCCCTCTCACCCGATGCGGCGGCGTTGCCACTCTCACCCGATGCGGCGGCGTTGCCACTCCAGCCCGATGCGGCGGCGTTGCCACTCCAGCCCGATGCGGCGGCGTTGCCACTCTCAC